TCCAAACTAGGTAAAGACGCCTCAAAAGAGCTACGTCAAGCCTCCAAAGTCATCGCAGAAAAACACATGGTCACCGCGTTCAAAGCCTCCGCCATACAATCAGGCCCGTGGGGTGAAGCGTTAGCGTCAGGTATTCGGGCCGGTGCCGACCGTGTCCCTAAAGTAATGATCGGGGCTCAAAAGAAAGCAACAAAAAGAGGGGGCGCTTCTAGCAACATGCTCCGCTATCCCGTTGACACTGGAGACCCTGGCGACTCGACCGCACCTTTCACCCGCACGACCTGGCTATTCAAAGCCCGCACATATCAGAAGCCCGCCCTAGAAGAATGGGCTAAAGCAGTTAACGGTCTCGTAACGAAATGGAACGTAACCTGATGGCGATCCCCGGCGGGAAAACCCTCCAAGTATTCGTTACCGCTGACCTCAAGAAATTTAACTCTGGACTCAACCAGGCGCAAGGCGGCCTAAAAGGGTTCGCCGGCACAATGTCATCAATGGTCGGTCCGGCCCTAATTGCCACGGCAGCGGCAGCCGGGGCCCTTGCGGTCAAGTTTGGGGTAGACGGTGTCAAGGCCGCAATGGACGATGAAGCCTCACTCAAAAGATTAGCCACGACTTTAACTAACGTCGGGCTTGCACACGATCAACCTCAGGTCGAAGGGTTTATATCCGGCCTCGAACGATCCCTCGGTATCGCTGACGATGAACTCAGGCCCGCCTACGACCGCCTGGTGCGATCTATCGGCGACACGGCAGGCGCTAACGAAGCCCTATCTCTAGCCCTTGACGTCAGTGCAGGGTCAGGTAAAAGCCTCGACTCTGTCGTCCAAGCACTCGGTCGAGGATACGACGGCAACACGGCGGGGCTATCTAGGCTCGGTGCTGGTATCGATAAAGCCACACTCGCTACTGGTGATATGGACTTGATTAGTAAAAGCCTAGCAACCACTTTCTCGGGTCAATCGGCAACGAGCGCCCAAACATTCGAGGGTCAAATTAAACGCCTTACCACGGCAACAGACAATATGAAAGAGGCGTTTGGTCAAGGCTTACTCAGCGCCCTCGGTAATACTAATAATCAGACTCAGGATCTCGTAGACACGATGCAAGATCTCGAGCCGCTTATCGGTGGAGTCGGTAAAGCGTTTGGCACGTTCGCCACTCAATCACTCAAAACATATAACGACGCCATAACACGAACAGGCACTAAAACCGACACGGCAACCCAAAGCGTGGAAGGACTAGCAGTAGCATCCGGAGGTTTCGCTACCGTGTTCGGTGAAGTACTAGGGTCCCTCACAGGGCCTAATTCCCCATTAGGGTTCCTATTCCGTGGACTTAACAACACGGAGGTTGCGGCCCAAAACCTAGCGAATACGGTTGAATCAACGATCCCGTCGTGGCGTAACTACTCTAATCAGATCCGGTTGACGAGCGACGAATTCATTAGGTACCTGTCCGTTAATAGTGTCCGTCTTGACGCGATTAAAGAAGAAAACATGGGCTACAAAGACCTAGCCGAGCGCCAAAAATTAGTGAACACTTTTACCCACACTTACACGGGTGTTCTAGAAGACAACACGACCGCGACCGGCGGGTCGAGTGCAGCGACCGAAACATTAACAAAAAAGCAACAAAAACTATTAGACGTGAACGAGGCCCTAGGGATCAAGTTTGCCGCTACTAACGCCGACCTTGACTTACAGAAAACAAAACTTGAAGCCGCTAGGGACTCAGTCACCGCCTACGCAAACAATATCCAAAAGAACTTGCTCGGTGGGATCGACCTCGAGGAAGCGTTTACCGGGCAGTTCGACAAACTAGGCAACGCCACAGGGGTCAGTCTTTTGGAAGGGTTTAACAAACAGATTGACCAGGCGAACGCGTTCGGTAATGTGCTGGTTAAAATCCGTGACGCGGGTGGTGACGCCGAATTCATTAACGCGATAGCCTCACTTGGCCCGGTTACCGGTGCAGCCCTGGCGACGCAACTCATCGACGACGGGCTTGTTCCTACGATGTCGGATAAGTTTGTCGGTGTACGTGAATCCACGGCCCTGCTAGCGATGAGTATTGTTCCAGACTTCCTTTTGGCAGGTGTCGCGTCAGGTGTTGAGACCGTTAACGGGCTGGCCACGCAACTATCTAAAGAGGGCGACCGGCTCAAGAAAATAGGGAAGCAAATAGCGAAACCGGTCGGGGCCGCGTTCAAAGCAAAACTCGAGCAAGACGTCGCAGCCGCCCTACGTGAAGCGGAAGCGTTTGGGACAGCGGCACGGGCTGAAGTATCGGCTCGCGAATCGCAACGCCAACTCGCTATCACAGAGCAACAGGTCGCCCTAGCGTTATCGAATCTTGTGCGGCAGGCCGACAGTCGTAGTGGCGCGGTCGTCACACCGGTGCTCTCATGACCCTACAAATCACTCTCGCTGGGTCGGTTATCGACCTAGAGTTATTCGAGTTTAACGTCACGGTAGCCCACGGTCGCTCAGATGTGACCTCGAGCCCGACCGCCTCGAATACTCAAATAGTGCTACGTGGTGACACTGGCCCACTACTGGAACTAGCCGACACGGTCGCAATATCCTTCGATGGTGTCGATAGGTTCAACGGGGCGATTAGTGACCTTAACGTGTCATTTATCAGTACGGGCACCCCGACGGCGATCACGACGATTACGGCGATGGGTAATCTCGCTAAACTCGGCTACACCGATGTCGGTGCCTCGGGCTACATTGAGCAAAGCGCACGCCAACGGGTCACCGGAATACTTGATGCCACTGGCCTCGACTATCTAAACGCGGGCGACCCCGACATCACGCTCTACGCGATCCTCGAAGCCGACGCGCAACCCTCCACAGCCCTCGACGCCCTAGCACGTATCGCTCAAGGAACCGGGGCCACTTATTACGACGATCCGACAGGCCGAATCATATTCGAGGATTACGGCAACCGGGGATCGACAACATTTGCCGGGATATGGGCTAACCAGGTCGGCACCTGGTCGGAGGCCGAAGGCACATGGGCCGACTACCCGCTATTCCCAACGAGCTTCAACCTTGAAGCGCCAGGGGTTATATTCGCCCCGACATGGGCCAAGACTTTGACGCCTCTTATTAACGACGTGACTGTCACGTACGGCCCGGATCTGTCAGTGACCCAAACGGATAGCGCCTCAATCACCCAATACGGTCGGCGTACCTACCGTCTTGACACGGACATTAAAACCCTCAGCGACGCGACAACTCGGGCCGGGGGGATCATGACCGCACAAGCGAACGGTCTGTGGAACCTTGGCCAAATATCGGTGCTCGTAGACCAACTCGATGCCGACGACACGACCGCACTACTCGAGCTCGTATCCGGTGACCTAGTAACCGTCAGAGGATTACCGGCCTCTGGCCCGTATTCGTCCTATATCGGTATCCTTGAAGGTTGGACTGACTCATACAACAACGGGCAACACGTCCTAACGTTATCCATTAGCGACCCTCGATTCTCCTATCAGACGCTAACATGGGGAGAAGTAACAGCAGACTTAACGTGGAGCGCCGTGGGCGCAGACGCGGCATGGTTCGAAATAGTGTCCAACGATTCATTAGTAGGAGCGTGAAAAATGGCGACAACAGCAGCAGGCACACCATACGTCGAGGCTTCAGATCTTGTATCCGGTTATCCGGCCGTGAGTTTGGCCCTCGCTAACCATATTGACGGTCTGGACGGCGGGAAAGTGTTGCAGATTGTTCGGGCTACCGACACGACGGCCAGGTCAACGACAAGTGCCTCGTATGTGGACGCTTCCATTAGCGTAACCATTGCTCCCACACAAAGTACCAGTAAAATAATTCTCGCTTATCACGCATCCATGAGTTATTCCTCAGTGTCCTTTACAGCAAATGCGTATCTACAAATTACTGACAGCAGCAATGCTGGAATTAGTGGGGCAGAGGAAATGCTTTTTAGGCGGCTACGGATTCAACCGTCGTCGAGTTCGGCCAGCCTCGCGCAGGCAGTAAATCTTTTTGCATTTGACGAACCGGCGACAACTGCGGCCACGACTTATAAAGTAAGAATGAAAACGGACGATTCAATGAACCTTATTAACGCCAGTTGTACAGGCCAACTCTACGCATATGAGGTGTCAGCATGATTACAACAGCGCAAGCCGTAATGAGTCTTCGCCCGAACGTCGAATGGTCGATGTCCGGTGATGACGTTGCGGGTATCACATGGCACACACCCAATGTAGAGCCACTGACACAGGCCGAAGTTACTAAGGAAATGAAGCGACTGGAAGCCTCAGCCGTCACGACAGAGGCGAACCGTGTCGCCGCATTACAGGCCGCCCGCACATTCGCCTTATCCCTTGGGTTCACTGA